AGTTCCAGCAACTGTTTGGCTTCTTCTGCCGGGTCGAATGCGTCGACTGCGGCGGCCCCGCCTTCGAGTTCTCCAGCCATCGTGACCCGGATTGGGGTTGCGGTGTCTGTGGACACGTCCATTTGGATCGAAAGGTTGGATTGTTCCATGCCCAACAGTTTTGAACGTCTGTCCATGATGCTCAGCACCTGTTGAATGGCTTTCATGTCGGGTTCGACCGATACTTCTTGGCCGTCGTCCATCGTTACTCGTCGATGTTGCGTCATTGGCCAGATTGCGGCTTGGAGAGCGTCCAGTCGTTCAAGTTCCATGCGGAGAACTTCCGGGTAGGCGTTCAACGCTTCCCGATTCATCTTTTCTAACTGTCGGGAGATCGCTTTTGACACGACCGAGGTTGACACACCGAATCTGCGGGCGATTTCGTTGGTTGTGATGCCTGCCTGCCGCATTTTGAAGATGCGGAGGTCGCGTTCAGCCAAAAATTCGCGTGTCAAGGCTTTCGAGTCGTCGCTCATGCGTCAAGTCTACGACAAACCTTGCTGTAGAAAGGGGAAAACCCCGGTTGGCTTCCCATTTCCCTCCAACCGGGGTTTCCTCAAGCGGATTGTATCAGAACGGTTCGCCTGCGGGTTCAGCCTTCTTCCGAGGTGAAGTTGCCTTCGCCGCCGGGGCTGATCCGCTGCTGTCGCGGCGCTTGCGCTCCAACGACTCAATTGAACGTGCCTGAACACCAATGTTGTTGGCGAGAACGTCGATCGTGGAACGCTTGTTCCCCTCATCGTCGTCCCATGTGCGCTGCTCAAGACGGCCCTGCACGATGACGCCGATTCCCTTTTCCAGAACTGCGGCTGCGTCCTCTGCGAGGTACCGCCATGCTGTGACGTTGAAGAAGGAGGTGCGCTCCTGCTTCTCGCCGTCAGCATCAGTCCAGTAGTGGTTCACAGCGATGGAGAACGCGAGTCGCGCGGCCCCCTGTGCGGTGTACTTGAGTTCGGGTTCGTTGGTGACGTTCCCGATCAACGTGGTTTCTGATCCTGCCATGATTGCCTTCCTTCCGAGGGCATGCCCTCGATACGGGTGACACGGGTTTGTGTCGTTCGTCATCGTATCAGGTGGGTGTGACAACCGGGCGGGTTGCCGAAATCTTTTTTAAGGATTACATTGACGGCTATGACCCCAGAAGAAGCACAGCAACACGCCATCAAAATTTTCGAACATTTGGTGAACCTTGACGTCTTTACCGCCGATTTCGGTGGTGAGGAGCCGGACGCCGACACGTTGGAGAAGTATCGAGAGGCCTGCGAGATGATCGCGGGTGTGATTATCGACTCATTGGAGTTGGAGATCCCGGCCGACCAGACCCTTGCCGAGGAAGACGGGCAACTCGTTGTTCTCATCACGCCGAAGGACGAGATTGACTTGGGTGACTGGTTGTTGGATTACACCCAAGCCCCAGAAGTCGCAGAAAATCTTGACTGACCGACGCATTTCGTAATCGTTTGGTAACATAGAGGGACCATCTGCCCCCTCTCAAGGAGTCCGCTATGGCTATTCCTTTATCTCTGGCCGGCAAAGCCATCACATGGCTCGCCTGCATCGGCGTCATCACCGGAGTCAGCGCAGGCTCCAGAACCGAAGCCGACTACGAAATCGCTCGTCCAGACCACCCAATCGCCACGGTAACACCGGGGCCGTCGAGCGGCGTCTGGGCCACCAACGATCCGCTGTACGTCGAACCGGCATGGCACGACACCCATGATTCGGAGGAGCGCATCCCGCAGGTGCCGAAGTTGCCTGAAGGGATCACGCTGGATCCGAACTTTGACGCGGTTCTCAACGACCCAGATCGAATCACCCCAGCGCCCACAACAACTGTTCCACGGGTGACGTCGTGGTCGCAGTCCCGTCCTGACTGGAGATGCGACGAGTGGATGGAGTTGGCTCGTGAGGTTGGCTGGCCGGAGGAGGAACTGTCTCGGCTGTCGTACACGATTTATCGTGAGTCGCGGTGTGACCCGACACAGCACAATCCTGACGACCCGATGGGTGGTTCCAACGGTTTGATGCAGATCAACCAGTTTTGGTGTAAGTCGACGAAGTACTGGCCTGACGGGTGGTTGCAGTCGCATGGGGTTCTTGATTCGTGTGACGAGTTGTACGAGCCCCGTGTTGTTTTGTCCGCCGGGTTGGCGATTTGGGGCAACTCTGGCTGGCAACCGTGGTTCCCGTAAAGGAATTTTTTCACAAAGTTGTTTCTGTGACCAATAAGGGTTAGCCTTCATGTCATGGAGGCATTGACAGTTCGTGTCGGCAAAGCCGTACACAACCACATCGAACGTCTGGAAGCAGTCGACCGTTGCTTGCGTTGGCTCCCCCACGAGCCTGACCGCCCGAAGGCCTTGAGCCTCAGCGACAGCACCGTAAAAAAGATCCTCTCCGGTCGAGCCGCCCCACCCGCATCTACAGCCCAGAGTGGACCTCTCAAGGAACATTGGGCAATCCACAGACGCGGGTACTTCCATGACACCTTTGACCATGGCTCACCCGCCGAGCAGGTCATGTACGCCACGATGGCTTGCATCATGGAGGAGTACGCGCTCACAGCAGAGCCGACCACATTCGTGTCTAGCGACATGATCGACATGCTCTCCATCGCATCCGAGGAGTTCGACGGCGAAAAACTGTACGCCTCAGACATGTTCGCCCCCAGCGGAATCGTGTACCTAGAGAAGCCTCTCGTCACCGCTGTCACCACCACCAATGTCAACGAGGAAACGGGCGAGTTCTACAAGAACCCCGAAGCCGAAATGGTTGGCGTCAGAGCCATCTCGTGGGCAAGGTCCGACCAAGTAATGACCAAAGACCCAGACGGCACCCTTCGCCCCATTGACGGGATGTTCATGTACCTGTACACCGACGCTGGATGCTTCAGGTACATCACGGGTGTTGGAGAGCAGATCGACGACTTGATTCCGGACACCAGCCTCATGCTCTTGGACAGCACGGCATGGGCGTTCGGCTCGGCGTGGAGAACGGCCAGAGAAGACGATACGGCAGAACAGATCATTCGGTTGGCGGACTCGGCGGACGGGACTATCTGCTCCGAGGATTCCGGCATGGTTCGCAGGTTCATGGTTGCGTTGTTCAGGTTCGTCTGGCAGGAACTCCTCGTCAGAGATACCCCCGAGGAAGTGAATCGGGCGACTCGTCGTCAAGCACAGAGGTTGACTGGTCTCAAAGAGCCGATCACGATCCTCAAACTTCGTCGTGCTCGTCACGCCAGCGATGGCACGGGTGAGGGCTGTCGTCTTGACCATCGGGTACTTGTTCGTGGTCACGCTCGCAACCAGTGGTATCCGTCGCTCGGCCCGTCTGATGACCCAGATGCACACAGGTTGATTTGGATCGCACCCCACGTTCGTGGCCCTGAGGACGCTCCGTTCTTGACAAAACCGAAAGCCACAGCGATCGTACGTTGACGTTCTGTCAATATCGCGGTAACCTGTGGACATGCACGGACTCAGAGAACCACTTCACACCCTGCACGGTGCGTTTGACCACCTCCATGACGAGGTTCGACGACGGATGCTGACTAACGATCTGTCAAAACTGACGATCGAAGAACGCCGCTACTGCATCCGGATGTTCATCGACCTCGGGGCTCTCGAACTCCGCGAAGCGGTGAACAAAATCGCTGACGCATGTGGTGTTTCACGGGTAACCGTGTACAACTACGTCAATGGCAAACGTGTGATAGATTTATCTAAAGAGAAGTGAGGGTCACATGCACGGAATTGAAATCAACGCAGATGGAACAGCCCGGATGGCTTACGCAGGCGACATCCCTTGGCACAAACTCGGCACAAAACTCAACGGACTCGCAACCGCAGAACAAATGCTGGAAGCAGCCCAAGCCGACTTTGACGTCGTAACAACCAAAGTCGCGGCCGTAGACGACAACGGCCAGTTCATCCTGAACCCCGATGGGACACCAATCCTCATCGACAACTCCCGAGCCACCGTACGCAGCAACCCAGACGGGACTTTCGACGGGCTCGCCACAGTCGGCACACGATACGTCCCCACTCAAAACCGGGAAGCACTCCAACGAGCACTCGACGTCGTGGGCGCATCCAAAGGAGAAGCAGTCGTAGAAACCTGCGGTGTTCTCCGAGACGGCAAAGAGTTCTTCGCCTCCATCAACTTGGGTGGACTGGTCATCGACCCGAAAGGTGTCAACGACCGCATCGAACGCTACCTCCTCGTCCGCAACGGTCACGACGGAAAAGTCCCGATCACCTACGCAAACACGCCGATCCGGGCAGTCTGCCTCAACACCGTAATCATGGCGATGGACTCGGCGAAAAGCGTTTTTACTGCTCGTCACACCAGAAACCAAGACACAGCGTTGGAACAGGCCGGCGAAGTTCTTGCGATCTCAACCGAATGGGCACGCAACTTCCAGCAAACCGCTGAACGGATGCTTCGGATCCCAGTCCCAGCAGGATCACGGCAGTTCGACAAGATTTTTGACAGCGTGTTCCCTGAGAAGTCGGACGCAACGAAGATCCAACGGGAAAATCGTGAGAATCTTCAGATGACCGTCCGATCGCTGTACATCTCGAAGAAGAATGCTGGCGGCTACGGGTTCAACGGTTGGGCGGCGTACAACGCAATCGGCGAATACCTTGATCACCACCGCGAAGCCGGGGCTGAAGACAGGGCCGCTGCGTCAATGGATTACTACTCGTGGGTGACGAAAGCCAAAGCCCGTGCCCAAGACGCAGTCCTAACGCTTACCTGATGGTTCTTGTGTCAAAATGTATGTACGGCTCTCGTTAGGGGGTACATATGTTCGAGAACGAGGATGAGATCACCAGAGAAGATCTGATCGAAATGATCGGAGACTTCATGTCTGGCTCCATGAATATTGAGCAGGTCTACCGCTCTCATCTGTGCGACACTTTGGTCTCACGGGTGTACGACGAGTTCGGGACTGAAGGTCTCGCGGACCTGATGCTCAAGATTGACGGTCGGGCGAACTGGATTACCGACATTTTGTTCGACGAAGCAGATCTTCAGGACGAAATGTTTGCCAAGTTCGGGTATTTCGATGACGATATTGCGTTCAAGGCCCGCTCCACCATGAAGATGGAAGAGTTAAACAAGAAGATTTGGCGTCTCCGCAAGCGTTACACGAAGTTGATTGTTGAAGAGATCGTCCAATCCGATAACCCCGAGTTGTTCCCGGCGGAACCAGAGGCCTGATGTCCCGCTTTTGGTCCAAGATCATCAAGATCCAGCCGAAGTTCGAAGGTTCCGAGGAAGAAGCGTCAGCGAACGTGGATTCCCACTCGTGGGTGGTTATCGACATGGGTATGGATCACCCAGAAGTCGGTGAATTTCCTCCGATTGTTCAATGTTCGGAGTGTAAGGCGTTGGCTGACACCGAGAAGTCGCGTTGGCGCTGCGGTTTAGCCCCGGCAGAAATGACCGTTGAAGAATGGATGCGTACCCGTAGATAGCAAAAAGCCCGCCCCCTTGTGAGGGACGGACTCTTGCTGGAAGCCGGGGATGGTCAGATTACTGAAGCGTCAAGGTCTTCGCTGTAGACCAACTCGTCGTTGAGACAGTCCAAGTGGAGAACTTCGATGCCGTTCGTGGCGTTGATGTTGTTTGCGATGGCAACTGCCTGATTGTATGAGACGCACTCAAGATTGAAAATCTGTACGTCGCTACTGTCTCCGGTCGGGCTTTGGAACCAGACCTGAATGATGTTGCCGTGGATTGTGGTTGCGACGATGTCGCCTTTTTGGGGTTTCTTCATGTCTAGTAATATACTACTTATATGTCTGGGACACAACCTCAGAGCGAAAAAAAATCTTTGACCAATAGTTGTTGCGCTCGTGAACTTGTGATGCTAGGGTTACAGACATCTGGCCCCCACCAGATGACCCCCACAACGGAAGCAACCCTCACGTCCTCTCCTCCTCCCCCTTGGATAGCAGGACGTGGGGGTTCTTCCTTGTCTACGGCTAGACTAAAAGCGTGAACCTGTGGCTAGACACCGACATGCTCCTTGTCGACACCCCTTACGTTCTCGAAGAAGTCACCGCCATCAAAAAGATTCGTGGCGCAAAATGGAACAAACGCTCGAAACTTTGGGAAATCCCAGTCGCCGAGGTACGGGCCGCCCGGGACTTCATAAACCAGTACGGGTACGAGATGACAGAGGAAGTCGCTCTCATCACTTTGCCCGAACCACCCGCCGCAGCAGAACACATCATCCTTCGAGAAAACTGGATTTGTATCAAGTTTCCGTACGAACGTGTGCGGATCCGCTCAGTCAAGCAGATCCCCGGAGTCACATGGTCGCCCGACAGCAAAGAATGGCTGGCACCGATCACATCCGGTGATGCGGCAATCACCTTCGGAGAACGGTTCGACATCGAAATCTCCCCCGAAGTCCGAGACGCATACACCTCAACCACCGAAACCTCCAGCAGCCTGATCGAGAAGTCCCGCTCAACGGACGCCGAGGTCAACATCCCCGGATTCCAAGGCGAACTGTTGCCTTACCAGAAAGCCGGAGTCGAATACATCTCAACGGTCAAAAAAGGATTTATTGCCGACGAGATGGGGTTAGGTAAAACGATTCAAGCAATCGCAGCAGTCGAAGTCCAACACGCCTACCCCTGCGTCATCGTCTGTCCTCCATCGTTGATCCTCAACTGGAAGAAAGAGTGGAATCGTTGGCTGCCGCACCGGGACGTCCAGATTGTTGTGGACCGCAAAGAGTTCCCAGAGTTCAGCGAGGTGCTGGTTGTCGGTTACTCCAACATCCACCATTGGAAGGATCTGCTCAAAGGTCACAACGGGTACGTTTTTGATGAATCTCACTACTGTAAGAGCCGTGACTCGCAGCGAACCAAAGCGGCGAAAGCAATCACGAAGGCTGCCGGGCCCGACGTCCCGGTAATCTTGCTTACGGGTACTCCTGTGACGAACCGGCCAGCCGAGTACGCACCGCAACTTCAGATCATCGGTCAGGTGGATGCGTTTGGCGGCGAATGGGGGTTTTACCGCAGATATTGTGACGCTTTCCGTGACAAGTGGGGACAATGGCATCTTGAGGGTGCGTCAAATCTAGAGGAACTGAACGAACGGCTTCGTTCCACTTGCTACATCCGTCGCACCAAAGATCAGGTGATGACTGAACTGCCTCCTGTTGTTCATGACCCGCTGCTCGTGGAAGTCCCGGCGGCCCAGATGAAGGAGTACCGCAAAGCCGAGCGAGATATTGTCCAGTATCTTATTGACAGGGCTGTGGAAATCGCTGAAGAACTTGGGGAAAACCCGAAGTCGGCCGCTGTCAGAGCGCGTTTGAAAGCGGAGGCTAGTCAGCATCTCGTGCGAATTAGCATCTTGCGCAGATTAGCGGCGAAAGCAAAAATGCCTGCGATTGAGGAGTGGATCGAGGGCCGGCTCGCGGAGTCCCGGAAAGTTGTTGTTGCTGCCCACCACCGTGACATCGTGGATGCGCTTGCCGACAAATACGGCGGCTACAAGATTCAAGGTGACATGGAACTAGGGGATGTAGAGGATGCGAAAGAAGCGTTCCAAACCGACCCCGACGCAAAAGTCATAGTTTTGTCGATTCAGGCTGCGAAAACCGGGCACACGTTGACGGCATCGCAGGACGTTTTATTTGTAGAACTCCCATGGACACCCGCCGACGTTGACCAAACGTACAGTCGCTGTCATCGAATCGGTCAAACAGGTTCGGTAACTGCGACTTACATGCTGCTCGACGGGACTATCGACGAGGAGATCTACGATCTGGTTGAAAGGAAGCGTCGGGTCGTGTCGCAGGCAACAGATGGTGGCCCTGATGTTGACGAAGAAGCCGATTTGTCACAACTTGTGTTGGGGTTCCTCGGCTAAACCGAACTTTGTCCACCAGAGTTCTGGGTTTTTCCGCCATCGCCAACACATTTTTGCGACTTTTGTCCATTCCATCGGATCTTCCTCGATCCATTTCCTGTTGATTTCGGCAACCAGATCTGGGTCCAACCGGGGCTCCCAGAAGACGTCATGGGTGTTTCCACGAAGTTGTTCACAACGGTAAATGAGGATCCATTCGGCCAGCAGGGGTTTGGTGTGAAGGATCAACTTCCAGTAGATCATCGAAATGGGCATCGACGAGTGCTGCGACAGCCTCACCGTTGCGTCCATCACTTGGTCGTACGTCATGTTCGCCACAGATGGGTGACCGCGACGATCCGGCGGCCCCGGCATTTCTGTACTTCGTGTTGGAGGTGGCCGTCCATGAGGATGACGGTTCCTGCTTTTGGTTTGAAGTCTGCGGGTGGGACGAGAAGTCTGCCGCCTTCGTAGTCGTCGGTGAGGTAGGCGAGGACTGTGGTGAAGTTGTCGCCGTTTACGACTTCTTCGGGGACTGTGGGGCAGTCAACGTGTGGGCCGAGAGGCTGACGATGCTCATTCGCCAGCAGATGTGCGAACTTTTTGTCTTGGGAGTGATAGCGGAAATGCTCGCAACGGAAGGTTTTGTCGGCTTCGGCATACAGTTCGTCGCCTCTGATGTACTTCCACAGGTGTTCGGATGCTGCGAGTTCGTTCTCCAGCAGCAGAGGCCCCGGGTTGTGCTCTACCCAGTTTTGGGACGAGAGGTAGTCAACGTGCTCTGTGGGGTCAAACCACTTGGGCAAAATCGTCAACATTTTCCCACATTAGCATTAGGTAATGTAGGGTGTCGTCACCAACGTGATCCTTGTAGAACGGATCGAACTTCGTTCCACGGATGTGCTCCGCTAACCCTTGATGGACGTTGTGAAGTTCTTGGAAGAACCATTGTCCGTACCTGAGGCTTGGATGGGCGACGCTGTTGAAGCCTTTGACCGTGTTGATACAGAAATCGCTGAACGTCGGCCTTGTCACCTGTCGGTCACCTTCTTCGGCTCGGCTGGCAACTTTGGAGCCCCGGTCGATTTGTCCCACATCTTGCGAGACAGATGGCGACCCATCTCCTTGTTGGCCTTTCTTTCGGCTCTGTCGTAGGTCTTGCGACGCTCGTTGCGTGCTTGGAAGATCGTCTTCCATTGTTCGGTGGTTCTGCTCACTTGCTTTCCTTCCGTGCGAATAGGGCGATCCAGAGTACCGCCGTGAAACTTAGTCCCACGACGACGTAGATGATGGTTCCGAGGGTGCTCATCCCATCGCCTTTGCTTTGGCGAGGGCTTCCTCACGAGTGGCGTAGACGAATCCGGCTGGGGCGTTCCTGTTGCCGGTGTCAATGACGATCCATTCGGTGCTGACGATGCCAGCGTCGGGGGTGTCGTCGTCGTAGTAGTGGATGGGCTGAATGTCATACCTGTAGGTCATGTTTCTCACTTTAGTCTAGGGGTGTAACACCTGTCAAGCATTCTTTCGATTGCTTGGATGTTTGCGGACAGCCTGCGTTAGTTTGTATGAGCAGACAGGGCAAAGCCGGTGTCCACCGACCTTTTCCCAAAGGATTGCGTCTCGATGTTCGATCGAGGTGGTCTTGTGACACGTTGAGCAGACGTAGATAACGTCCCCCATCAGTAGTCGTCGTCCTCTTCCAGATCGTACTTGGGTCGTCAATGGCGAGCCATGCGAGGAACAGCATGCCGAGGCCGAACGCTCCTGCCGCAATAAGAAACTCGCCGAGTGGAATCATCTCTGGGTTGTTCATGACTCCATTATGGGGCTTATCACTATAATCGTCAACCCCTTATCGGGATTTCTTTTCCACAGATTTATCAACAAGATGTGGATAAACTGGCCTCATGGGACACCCTCTTATCCACACCCCACGCATCATCGAACCCGAAAGCGTCATCGAACTCCGAGCATTCGTCCGCGAACACGGGACTCCGAGCCCGCCGGCGGCAGCAGAAGAAGGAGAAATCAACGTTTTGCTTGCCCCAGACGAAGCACTCCACAACCTGATGTCCGACCTCTCCGTCCACATCTGCCAACTCGCCGACAGCCTGTGGCTTGACGCTCACGTTGTGTGGCACGGCTCCATCCGAGAATGGCAACCCGGCGAATACGCCACCAGCCACTTCGACTGCTACGACGTCAACGACGGAGCCCCGGTTTTGATGGACGGACTCCAGCAAAGGTATTGCGATTTATCTTGCGTCCTGTTTCTCTCCGACTCCGCAGGGGACGGCATACTTCAGTTCCCCGAACAGGGCGTGGACATCAAACCAGTCGCCGGTACAGCAGCCCTTTTCCCAGCAACAATCCCTCACCAAGTGTCAACCGTTGAGAAAGAACGACTCACAATGGTGTTCTTCTTGTCACGGGCGAGAACTCTCGGGCTCACAGCCCCGATCCTCCCAGATGGCTGGCAGAACCAGTTGTACCACCCGTCTCGGGCAGAGTTTCTGGCTCAGACTTTAGGGTGACGCCATTTGTACGGCGAGAAGTGGGCGTTGATAGCGTCAGCGACTTCTTCGTTTTCGTACAACCGGACAACGTGATGACACGGATCCAGTCCATCTTCCCAGTCAGCGTCTTCCTTTTCGGACATAGGGATGCCGTCATGCGTTGAGCAGACAGCGGGGCCACACCACTTGTTGTCAACCCCGATTTGGAGCCATTCGTCGAATGTCACTCGCTCACCTTTCCACGGCAGGCTTTTTTGGCCTGCTCCTTACGCTTGTCTGGGATAGTTTGAGCACGGAGGCGTGAGTGGGTAAACGCCCACCGGTCTGCTTCAGACCACTTTTTCTGCTTCGTACTCATGTCAACAATTGTACTGCTAAATGTTGACATCAACAACGTCAGACCGCCCAATTTGAGTAATCGACTTTCACCGGTGTCGACGCCGCCGGCGCAGTCCCGTCTTCTCGAAGAACACAGTCCCAACCGCACGCTGAGTAACCAGCCAAATCCGCCCAATTGTCCTCATGTTCGGGAAGCCAAGAGATGCGGCTTAGTTTGAGACACATCATCAAAGCGGCAACGTCATGCGGGAGCAGCCGCACCGGGGCTCCGAGCCGGCGCTCCAGATATGCGCTCCACATATCGGCGGTTGTCCGGAAGTCGGAAATCGGGTCACCGTACTGATCATCTCGGTCACCGTTCACGAGTCGTTCAGCGTTAGCGAGTAAGTCGGTTCGGTTTTGGGAAGACATGACGTCAGTCTTCAGCCCCGCCGGCCGCGTGTCAAGTGGTGCGTAAACGACGGAAACCCCGAGAGTCGGGGGGTGACTCTCGGGGTTTCGGATGGAAGTGGGGGGGTTTGTCTGGGGGTTCTGTTGCCACGCCCCCTTTGGCGCCGAGTCTTACTCAGTGTCGGAACGGGTGACCCCTAGGAGCCGCAAGGCTCGAAGGGAGACAACCTCTCTTCGTCGATGCGATGGGATTCGCAAACGACGTCGTCGTCGTTCCACCACTCCCATCCGGCGAAGATATCCCCGTTGCTCATGACAGAGAAGACGTACTGGGCGTCACACTCCGAGCACGGGTATGTCCCTTCGGAATCTTTCATTTTCACCTCCCCCCTTGCTTCCATGACTCAATTCTGGGGCTTATTGGTGACAACAACAACCTGCAGGGCAAAATATTCCGAAAATTTCTTTACGGGTACAGGTGTTCGATCCCCGAACAAATGTTCGAGAACGCACAAATGTTCGATTTACGAACAGATGTTCGATTTAGTGCTAAAGATCAGCGACCGCGACAACCGGGGCATCGACCCCGCCCGTGAACCATCCGGCTGATGAATTTCGCTGCCGGTGGCTTCTTGGCAACGGGCTTCGGTTCGTCCGGCTTAGCGGGCTCGGCCTTGGCCACGGTACTTTTTCTTGTAGTTCTTGGAACCGGGCGACCTCGAAGTCCCGCTCGTAGCGTGAACACCTTTGTTCTTCTTACGCGGTTCTGGTGTCCAGCCGATTCCGATTCCCGTTTTAGCCATGAGAAGATTCTATCACTTATACGGGGCTCGGGAAAAGTGGGGGGTTTTGGCGGTGGGTCGCCACCCTGTGGAGTTCCGAGGCTCAGCCTGCGGTCTGAGTGAGGAACAGGGCGATTGCCGCCGTGACCTCCTCATCCGTGGGCTGGCGATCGAGGTTGGTGTCGTATGCCCACCAATCGACCGCAGTCGCCTCCGAGAGGAACGCATCGACTGCCTCCTGTGGAGTGCAGAGCGTCCAGTACCCGTCGGCGATCATGCCTGCGAGAGTCTCTACCATTGTCACCTCCTCCCCTGCTTCCATGAGTACAGTGTGCACCTTATTCGGCATAGCAACAACCTCAGTCAAAAGAAATCCGGAAAAGAACAAGTGTTCGGTTTTCGAACAAGTGTTCGATTTTCACAGGCTGTGGAAAACTTTATCCACAGGCAACAAAAAACCAGAAAACGGGGCTGCGATCCGCGCCCGCGCTTACGCAAACATCAACGGTGGCGGAAAGGCCGGTTTGAAACGGCCAGTTCGCCCCTCCACCCAGTCTCCACTTGTTCTGGATGGAGGGGAGGGCTGCTCCTCATCGAAAGGAGGTCCGAGCCCCGTTTCCCCAAGACTACAAAAGAGAAACGTTTCCCGTGTTGTTTGATGAGGCTACTGGCCACAGCCCTTACGCCTGAAGTTCCCCCCGTGGGACTCGAACCCACAACTCTCGGGTTAAAAGCCCGCTACTCTGCCAATTGAGTTAGAGGGGAAAGTCCCGTCAGAAGAGTGACTCCTCTTGCCATCCGGCTTCCTTCCGTTTCATCATCTCAAAGCAATGTTTATGATAAAACCGATACCCTTCCTGTTCGATTTTGAGAATCGTTTTACCAGAACCAGCAACCCACGCCTCAACCAGCCGGACGCAGGACGGGGCTTTGATGTCGTGGATCGTGTGCTTGCAGGAATCGCAGTAGTGGAGGCTCATGCCTCAGTATCCTACCGGAGCGACATGCAGGTCGTAAAGGACTGATGTGTCGTAATCCTTACGATTTGCTTCGATCCAGCGGATGCATTCCTCCAGCGTTCCTTCGAACTCCGGGACTTCGGAATCTGGTAGACAGCCGGCAGAGTTGTACCAGACAACGTGCGTGTTCACTTGACCAACTCCTTCGTCTCGGTCTCAACGATCTGCCATGTGGCGATCCCTGAGTGGGTCTCGGCGACCTTTTGGACTCCGGATTCGACGACCCGACCGAAGTAGGACGGGTGCCAGTCCTCGCAGTCCTCGGTGTCCATTGTGAGGTCAATGGTGACTCGAACGGTATGGCGTGCCATGTGGCTCTCCTTTACTTGAGTTCCGCTAGTTCCAGCAGGTTGGTGAGGTCTTGGGTCTCGCACCAGTCTTGCCATTGTGCGAGGCAGGGCTGGCAGAGGTCGTTGAGCGACTGTGCGTCTTCGCACTTCTGGTCGTGTTCACCTGTCATACCAATAACACTAGACCTTATTAGCGACAGCAACAACCTCATTGAGATCTATCCGAAGAATAAAACGCCTTCGACACCGTTGCCGACGGATTAGACGGAATCCGCTGAGAGAACGACCACTCGTCCCCCTCCGGCTCTTTGTAATCCAACGAACAGTCATCCGAAGCAATGATCAGGAAGTCGAGAAGATCGTCGGCGTCCCGCAACTTGGCGTAACCAGAGTCCTTGTCGAACGAGCCGTCGGGCATCTCAACGTAAATGTTGGATAACCCAAACCATGCGGTCGGGTTCGCCTTCACCCATCCGTCCATCGTCTGAACGAAGTCAAACCTTTGCCATTCCCAGCAGTTTTGGCACTCCGCCGCCGGGGCTCCCGCGTCGTCTACGCAGCAGCACTCGTATGTGGAAACCGTTTTGATGATGGGTTTAGGCATTTCTGTATTCACACACCTGTCCGTCGCATGAACCGTACTCCTTACAGAAGCGAGCGTAGTTCACGCAGTCGTAGACTCTGGGGTTGGGGAAGTTGTTGACAACCGGTTTTGGGGCCGTCTTCCTGCCCCGCCTTTTGCCCAACTTGTAGATGATGGCGCCCGTGATGATGCCCATGACGTCACCAAATCTCGAATCCGCCGGAGACCAACAGAAACTCTGCGAACTCCTTGACGTTCTCAACCACGAACGGGTAGTTGTGGGCGAAGTGGGCTTGGGTTCCGATTCCGTCGCAACCGTTACACCAGCCGAAGTCACGACCGACAAGGCTTGCCACTTCTGGGCTGAGCGCCTTCTCGTGCTGGCCCATGTCGATTCCGACCGTATCCTTGCGAATGCCGGTGGCTCCACAATGTGGGCAAGGTGTGCGAGGAAGTTCGGCGAGTTGCGCCATGTAATCAAGGCGATACTGCTCCGTCCTGCCGGTTTCGATGTCGTCCAGTAGAGCGTGACCGAGGCGAGTGGCCTCGTCTTCGTTCAGGCCGTAGCCGTCGTTGTGGAATCCGGAGTCGGCGTCGTTGCCGCAGAGGTCTGGGTGTACCTCACAGCAGTAGCCCCACAGAGGCCTCCAGTACCAGACGTTGTTGCGAAAGTATTCGCCCTGTTCCGTGTGGGCGTTCTTTCCGTAGACGTCCATTCCCATGTCATTGTCCTTTCGTCGGGTGTTTTCTGATAATGAAATACTAGGGGTTATTCGGAACACCCACAACCCGAATCCCACAAAAACTTGACGAAATCTGGTCGAACTTCGGAACCCGCCGGCGAAGCCCCGTTCTGCTGTGCCTTTCCCCCATTTTTAGCAAACAGCGGGACGGCCGAAATCGGGCTGCGCTTACGCAACCCAACACGGTGGCGGAAAGGACTACACCTCGTCTTCCCACCCGTCCGAGAGCCTGTCGTACTCCGCCTGAGTCTCCTCCTCCTGAGCGATACACGCCGTGCAGACCGACGGGTCGGCGCACTCGTGCCTGCTGAAGCCGTAGGTGCCACTACCGGAGACATCAAGCAGATACATGTAGATCTGGATGTCGGTGGAGCCGTTGGCGATCATCGCCTTCACCGTGTCGATGACATCGGAGTAGTTGGGGATGTCGTGGAAGTAGGTGTCTACGAGTTCCAAGTCGGGGAAGGTCTCCGGACGAGCCCAGCGACCGGTGTTGGTCGAAGCGTCAAGGCTACGAGTCCAACCGCCGGTGGTGAACATGAGTACGTCCATGCCTTCACCGCTGGAGTCGGCTTCGGTGCGAATGTGCCTTCCACGAAGCGTGCCGTCGGGGTCAATGAGTTGTTCCATGAGTTCAGTATGGGGCTTATTAGGTACTACGACAACCCGAGTTCGGAGATTCTTGAACAAATCCTGAGAAATGCGATGTGGTGGTCAACCGAATCGGTGTCGTTCGACCAGCCAGTCATCGAATGGTCAATGAAGTTGTTCCACAGGTGCGAATCGACGGGCGTGTAGATGTACGGAGATGGGGAACCGTCGTCAAACACATGGGCAATAACGTCGCCGGTCTCCCTGAGTGTGAGTGTTCCGGTGAATCCGTTACCGTGATTCGGGTCGTCGCTCACGGGCTCGATAGTCCCGGTCTGCTCAAACACCCAGTCGGTGGGGATGGGTTCGTCGGGAGCGCAAGCGTCCCTGACCCTGAAGATGAGTTCGTCGTCCATAACGATAAATATTTTACCGTCTTCGTCCACGACTTCCTCCCACAAGGGCTTATCCATGTCGTCTTCGTTCAGCATGACGCCCACCCGATGAAGGCGAACTTCTTGTCCTCCAGCGCAAACCCAACAGCGGGGCCCCACTTGTCGTTGTAGACCTCTTTCATGTGCTTGAGATCGCTCATCGGCATCGCTTCAGCGAGGATTTTGGCGTCCCTGCGAGCCTTCATTTGCCACGAATACTCGGACTCGGGGGCGTCGAAGGGGTCGTCGTAGTCCCTCATGTCGTGGAGCCAGTTCAGCGCAGCCCCGATCATCTCGGTCAGTTCGCCGGCATTGGTTGTCGGGAACTTGTCAATAGGGATCGTGAATGCGACGAACCCGTCCTTTTCTGCGATGGTTCCGGTGTAACCGCTGTGTCCATGCCAGTAGAAGGCGTCGTCAACAGCCCCGCGATAGGCTTCGGCCATCGTGTCGGCTTGTTGGACTGCTGCGAACGTGGTGGCGCCCATCAGACGACCACCGTGACGCCCGAGGTGTCCGACGAGGCGAACAAACCTATCCACTGGCTCGCTGAGCACGAGACATCGCCGTAGGTCACGAGTGGTTCGGCGTTGTGCCTGAACGTCACCGTTGGCGAGGTGTAGTTGATGTCATCCCAGTCTCCGACGATGATGCCGAAACCCGTCGTGCCACCTTCTAAGCCTGTGAGCGTGTCGAAGATGATGCGAGTGGCATATGGGGAGTCTTGAAGTCTTCCAGCCTCCTGAGCCTTCCTGAGCCCGTCTGCGAGGGTGCGAGAGATCTCGCCACCCGTCCAATGGGTGTAGAGGGTGAGTGGAGTGGCTTGGTTTTCTTGGTAGATGGTGATGGTGGCTCTTGCGCCCATGTCATTTCCCTTCTTGGTCGGTGTTGATTTCAGTATGGGGCTTATTCGTGGCACCTACAACGTGATGCCGAGATTTATTTGACAACTTCCCACGAGTCCTCACCCACGATGAGGCCGAGCAATGCTCCGTTGTCCCACTTCACATGGATGGTTCCCATGTCGTCGATGAACATGACCGTTCCGAGAGCCCCGTAGGGCATGGTCGTGTACGGGTCTGCGCAATGGATGAGGCGAACCCTGTCGCCCTTAGTCTCAGTCGGCATCGTCTTCCTCCTCCAACTCTGCGACGCATGTCGGGCAGAGCAGGCCATCGCCCTCGTCGTCCCAGCCCTCGTCGCTGAGATGGTTGCGAAATGCCTCCTCAAACTCCGACATCATCATCCAGTCGTCGATCGTGAGCGTGATGTCCCTCCAGCAGTCGTCACCCGTGCAGTCAAGGGTGGCGGTCATTTCGGTTTCGATGTCTATTTCGGTCATGGCTTCATTCTGGGGCTTATTCGCTGTAAAGCCAACGTCCAAAAAAAGATTTCCGCAAAACCGCAGGTCAGAGGCCATTTTTTTCTTTTCTCGGAGATTTCTTTACTTTCGAGGTTGGTGCTGTACCGAATAAGCCGTATCGTTCCATCCATGAAGCCATACGACGTTTCCACAACCGACCTCACCGAACACGACGCATCGGTGACCTACCTACTGTTCGACGTTACCGACTCGTCGGCACTCTCCACGCTCGTCATCACGGCATGGAAGTACGACATCTCGTCGGACGTTCGCCACGAGATGGCCGTACACATCAACTACGCATCGAACCCCGAAGTGGCCTACTTCTACAAGTTCGTCGGTGCGACCGCCTGTAGCGACCTCTACATGGCTCTCATGGGCGAGGAGTCCGCAGGCAAGTTCGCCACCTACGTTCGCAACAACGCCGATGGTGTGTCCAAGCACGTTGACGGCAAGGTAGAATTTCTCCCCCCTCGCAAAACCATGAAGGAGGCCGTGTGAACGTGCCAAAAGTATGCCCACGATGCGGAGACTGGATACCGAACAACATCCAGCCCGGCGCCTACCCCGGGGCTCTCAGCCGCGTCGACAACAAGACCGAGATCTGCTCCGAGTGCGGTTCGATGGAAGCCATCGAGCAATACACGACCGGAGCACCCAACGGGAAGGACACTTGGAAGACCCCAACCTGAGGTCTTTCAACCCTTCACGGTGGCGGAAAGCCCCTGATCAGAGGCCAATTTCAAATTTTTCTCCCGATCAGGTTGTCACGTTACGACATAAGCCGTAGCGTGTCACTCGTAAACAACACGGCCCCCTGCAAAAGGGCCAGAAAGGACAGACAATGAAAATTGTCGACACCGCATCGCCGAGTGCGACCAAGGTGGCCAGAACAGCCGACGGACAGGTGGATCACGACGCATACAAAAACGTGTTAGCCATCTACACCATCGACGGACTGGACATCAACGTCAGAATCGACGACGCAAGAACACGGTTCGGACATCTTGACCTGCTGGTCACCCCTCTGAACGGGGCTGGCGAACGTTGGGTTGAGCGCAAGAACCTTCAGATCCCTAGCGACCCTGCTGACGCAGCACCTGCCGTCACCCCGTGGGGAATCGCCAAGGAAAGCCCCGCTGGGGCACCAACACCTTCCCTTGAGGATCAGGTGTTGTCCATCATCCAGAAAACCTCCGTCAAGTGACGGGAAAGGACAGCAACATGAGCGGTTATCGCATCGTGTTCGAGGAGCCGCCTGCGGCTCGTCGTGGTCAGGCCTCGAATGGGTCTCTTCAGAAACTCATCGAAGATCTGGACAAGAACCACAGGAACAAGTGGGCTCGTGAGTCGAAGGCTCGCAAGCACATCTCGTACCTCTACGGGCTTCGCAAGAAGTACCCGAACATGAGGATTGCCACCCGCAAGAACCCCAACGGGACGTTCGGCGTGTGGATTCGCATGGAGGACGCTCCGGTGGCACTCCAGCACAACGGTTCCAAGACCAAGAAGTGATCGCCCTTCGTGGGGGCGGGTTCGTTGAGAGCAACAGCCAGCCCGTCCCCACATGGGTATTTTTTTTGACCACGTTGTCAAGTGACGTAATAAGCCTTACCATCTCCTGTACCTACTAGAAACAAGGAGGGGCAATGCCCAACTGGTGCGACTATTCCATCGAAATCAAGGGAGAGCCTGAGCACATCGCTGCTCTCCACCAAATCTTCTCCATCCCAGAGGATGAGCAAGTCGAATCATACGACTCAATGAAGGAATACGACATCGCTCGTATCCATCCCGTCCCTGAGGAACTACAAATCATGGCTGGCTTCATGAACGAGGACGACCCCGAGTACCCTGCGTGGGTCGCCCAAAAGGAAGCCAACGTACAAAAGTACGGTGTATCCGACTGGTACTGGTGGTGCGTCAAGAACTGGGGAACCAAGTGGCCTCCCAGCATCTCCAACTACGACGTTGACGACACCAGCATCACCGTGTCTGGCATGTCGGCATGGTCGCCACCCGACGGCATCGCTCGCCACATCACCGAGAAGTACCCTGTCAAGGTTCTCGTTCGCTACGACGAGGGAGGCATGTGCTTCGCTGGTGTCGATTCGTTCGCTAACGGCGAGTGCGTCTACAACGGATACTTCGAGTATTCCAACATCACGCCTGAGGCTGAGGAGCCTGAGGACTCCATGTCCGACGAGTGGTACGAGTGGTACGAGGCGGCTCGTGACAAGATTCATAACTTGGTGGACGCTCAGGAGAGCATCGCTGCGATGGCGGTGGACTGGTGATGCCGGTTCGTCGCCACCGCTGGTCAGACAGCCCCGACCACGAGTTTGTCAAGGCGCAAGCGGAACAAGCAGTATCGGCTTACTGTAACTGGCTCAGGATCGCAGCGCGGGACTCCAACGCGGAGACTTCACCGCTGCTGGCTCAGGTGGGGGACGCCCTCATCGAGTTGGCGGAATTTGTCGGAATTTCTGTCCATATTTATGGGGAATGAGGTTGTTGTTGTCATGAATAAGCCCCAAACTGAAGTCATGAACACATCCACGCTATGGAGCGACGTACAAGACCACATCGAAGACACCATCCTCATCGCATGGGATGGGTGCCACAAGATCTACATGGCACTTGACGACCACGAAGCCGCATACTTTCGTTCCGGCTACCCCTACATTGTCGAAGACTCCGCAGAAGCGATGCTCGCCACCCTCATGGACTGGTACGACGCTTCCTGCGGACTGAAGTTCGTGTCCGGTGTTCGCTACAACGCCGAAGATCCGAACGCCGGTTTCATCTCGCTCATTGAGCAGTTCGACGATCGTGACCCCGACATGCAAATCGACGAGGAGGAAATCTGATGGGACTGGACAACATCCCCACCACCTACGCCTGCAAGAATCAAGGAACGGCGGTCATGATCCCGTTGCTTGACAAAGACAGCAAGCCCGTCATCGACGAAAACGGGTTGCCCGAAGTCGGACTCTCTTGCGAAAAAACGCAGGAAGCCGGTGGTTGCCCGTGGAAAACCGTCCTCGGCGACAAAGACGGACAAGCCCTCGGCATCTTTGGTACCGACTGCTGGTATCGGGGCAAGTACGGCGTGTGGCTCTTGGAGCAAGTCGGCTTGGAGAGCCATGTTCTGTACGGCGAAGGCACAGAGGTGGGAGCCGGTCATCTCAGCGAGAGCGATCTCATGAGCGTCTACAACGGCATCGAAGCCTTATTCACCGACGACGACGGTACTCGCATCACCGAATACATCATCAACGACAACGGTGCGGATCGTGACATCGGTGCGGACTTGTGGTACCTCGCAGAGTGGTGTCGTTTTACTGCTAAATACTGCGGCGGAGCGGAGTCGTGGTACTAAATGGCTGACATCGACCTAAACAACGAGGAATTCGGTTGTTTGGTCATGCGGGAATGCGGGACGAGAGACTGGTCGTTTGGCGGAGCGCACGCTTCTGTCTGCCGGTTCTGTCAAGGCATTCTTCACAGCGCACGGGAGTTGCGTGAGAAAGGGCTAGAAATTGCCCCCGACGGATCTCTCGTGCCACGTTGTCAAGAGTCTGAATAAGCCTTACCCTTACAAGTACCAAACGGAAGGACAAATGACATGACCACTACCAACGACCAGTTGGTCACCATCACGCTGTCGGTTGAGCAAATCGACTTGCTGAGGGGGCTAGTCGAACCGATCAACAAGACTGAACAATGGCGCGGCGAGTGGCGAAAGCAGTTTGACCCCGAGGGTCTTCGGTACGGTCGTATAGCGGCTGATTTGGCGTTCATCCTGCTCCAAGCAAGACTATCGGTGGAGGACAACTGACATGGGAGCAGACTTCATCTTCGAAGTGGTCGAGGCCGGTCGACCCATCCAATACTGGCAACAAATCCTCGGCGAACTCGACGACGGCCAAGTCCAAGAATTCGCCAAAATGCCGTCACTCGACTACCTGTGGGACGAAATGACCGAACAGCAGATCGTTGAGAGAATCGACGAAGCCTTCAAGGTCGTCTACAACAGCGACAGTCGCGAAATCGGCTGGTTCAATGACGACGACAAACGCTGGGTAATCACCGGCGGCATGTCATGGGGTGATGATCCAACGGACTGTTATCGGGACTTCGAGATCGCCGCAGAGTTCCAAAGATTCGCGGGAACTCGTGGTCTTCTCCCTGATCTGAAGTAACCCCGAAACGCAGAAACCCCCGCCCTGTGAGATCGGGTGGGGGTGTTCCGAGTCCCGCCATCAGGCTGCGAACTGGTTCTGCGCCCCCCGGTAGCGTTGGGGGCCACCGCAGGGTGTCTTTCAACCCTTTACGGTGGAGGAAAGGGTCACTTGCCGCGCTTGCTGCGCTTTCCGAACTTCGGCTCCTCCTCGGCGGCCGGCTCAGAAACCTCAGAAACTTCGACTTCTTCCTCGACTGGCTGCGGGGCTGGCGCGGGCGCCGGCGCTGGGGCTGCGGCGGGCTTCGAGTCACCGGGGACGAAAATCCCGAATTCGTTTGGCTGTCCAGATCGTTTACGCATGAGAATCTCCTCTACGAGTGCTTACACATTGTACCAAATAGGAGCCCCGGAGTTTGTTCGAAGATTTTTTTCGAATCAGGTTGTCGAGTGAAATAATAAGATCCATCATGGCTCTGTTCGGCGGAACGGCCGCCGGCGGAGGAAAGGAGAAATAAATGTCGATTTCTGTCGAGTTCATCAATTCCGAGTGGGCTGCCGACTGGGAGAAGGCGAAAGCCGAGTACGGGGCTGCCGCTGCCGTGCCGCACGAAGTGACGTCGAAGATTTCTGAGAAGAATCGCGCACTTTATGTGTTGCTTTCGAACCCTGACGCGGATCCCGTGCCGGTTCTCAAAAATTACAATGTTTCTGCGTCCATGATCGAGGAGATCGGCGAGTTACTCGGAGTCGATGTGGACGTCGAGTCGAGCCCCGGGCCAAGGCCGAAGATTGCTGACAAGTACGGGGCTCTCGACGAGTGGGCGAAGGAGCATCCGGGGGAGCAGATCGCTCCGGACGGTCTCGTGGATTTGTCCGGACTTTCTTACGCGTCGGTCATGAAGTACCTGAAGGACACGCCTAGGTACAAGAAGGTGAAGAACGGCGTGTACGAAGCGTATTTCGATCAGCCCAAATAAATTTGTCTGACACGTTGTGAGTGGCCCGAATAAGGTCCACGATATTGCTATGACTACTTACAGCGACGCAATCCAGTACGACGTTCGTCAGGCCGACCTTGGCAAGCCCTATCGGGTGTGCCTCGTCGACGAGAACGGCAACACCTACTTTGACTCGTGGTGGGCAACCATCGATGATGCTCTCGTGCAAGAGGCTCAACTCCGCGAGCAAATCAAGCCGGAGTTCGTGTATCGCATCGCGATCTTCAAGTGCATCCCGACCTCGTAAAGAAATTTTGCGAATCAGGTTGTTGCTACCCCGAATAAGCCTTACCCTTACCACTGTCATCAACTACAAACGAAAGGACTGAGATGACAAACGTAACCTACCCCGAATGCTGGAGCACCTTCCAGAAGGTCATCGACGCGGGCGTTGATCGCGTCATCCTCTACGGACCCCCAGGAACCGGCAAGACCTACGCTGGTCTCCACTACGGCAACGTCAACGCTGGCGCGTTCAGGCTCGTCTGCACCGAAGACATGACCAACATGGATGTCACCGGAGGCTTCATGCCTTCCGACAACGGCTTCCAGTGGCTCACCGGCTCCGCGCTCAAAGCGTGGGAGGGTGACGGTCTCACCGGCGGTCGTCTCGTCGTCGACGAAATCGACAAGGCTGGTGGCGACGTGTTCGCAACCTTGCTCTCCATGTTGGACTCCGAAGACTCCGCAGAGTGGGAGCATCCGGTCACCGGTCGCACCCACAAGCCGAAGACAGGGTTCTCAGCCGTCATGACGACGAACATCGAAGACATGAACGACCTTCCCCCAGCGTTGCTGGACAGGTTCCCAGTGCAGATTCGCATCGATCGTCCGCACCCTGATGCTCTCGCTCGCCTTTCTCGCGACTTGTGGAGCGTCGCCAACAATCTCGCCGACGGCGGTGATCGTCGCGTCTCGCTCAGAGCATTCTTTGCATTCGACAACCTCAGGAAGTCGCTTGGCACCGACGAAGCAGCGAAGGTGATCTTCCACCATCGCGCAGAGTCCATTCTTGACGCGATGAAGGTCGACGCGGTCTCATGAGCATCGGAGTAGAACCCGAAGTTCTATCTCGCTACGACACGGAGCACGGTCGTTGGACAACGAAGGTCGTCCCCAACAAGAGGGGACTGCCGATGACCAATCCGGTCGAAAAAGAGATGAGAGCACCGGACGGTGACGACCCATCCGCTCGCGCCACTCGCGCTCACGAGATGATGCACGCCAAAGTCTCCCCAGCCCACGACATGCAGGCGTGGATAGACAGAGGCATCGCGTCGCACGAATCGCTGACGGTATGCGAGGAACTACGCGTCAACCTCTTGTGCTCCAAGGCAGGGTTCGACATGGATGCTCTCTCCGACGACGGCGAAACCGCTGACGGTGAAAGAGCAGCGATCACCGGCGACTGGGCATCCACGGTCAGGTTCGCGATCGCGGTCGCAGGCACTGGCTCCGCAAAGAAGTACCTGAACGGCGTTCGTCGCCACAACAGGGTGTGGGGCAAGGCTCTGTTGGACATCCAAAAGAGAGCCGTCAAAGAGATGACGAAGGCATGGAAGACAGGCACGCTTGCTTCCACCGAAGTGCATCCCGACACCGGTCTGTCACCGTTGGGTTTCAGGCACACCGAAATGATGGCCGAATGGCTTGACAGAATTTGTGGGATGACTCCACCCGACGAAGACGAAACCACCGACGACAAGTCCGAAAAGGGCGAAGACGACGGCGACTCGTCAGGCAAGGGTGTCAAAGCCCACGTTTCTGTCGAAACCGAAAAGCCGAAGAAACTCGGAGACTTCAAAGACGAATTGAAGGGTGTCAAGCCCTACGAATCGATGTCTCACGGCGACATCCCTCGCTGGGGAACGCTGGAATGGGAGCACATCCCTCTGGACGCGACCAGCACCGGCTCAATGTCGAAAAAGAGGACTCCGACGAACGTCGGTCGCAACCCTCGTCGCATGCATCGGTACATGACCGACCCCCAGCGTCGCGTGTTCGACAAGACAACTCGCGGTAAGGGTGGCATCGTCGTCGTCGACGTGTCCGGTTCCATGTCATGGAACATGGAGCAGGTTCAGACGATCGTCGAAAACGCTTCCGGAGCGACCGTCATGGCCTACTCGTGGTCTCGCGAAGGTGGACCGAACGCGTGGATTCTTGCGAAAAACGGCAAGATGGCTCGCGATATCTCGTCGGTCACAACCGCCGGTAACGGTGTCGACTTCCCTGCGCTCCAATGGGCAGTGGAGAATCGTCGTCGCCATGAGCCGATCGTGTGGGTCACCGACGGCGGTGTCACCGGCGTTGGAGACGGATGGCACGCGGTTCTCGCGAAGCAGTGTCGCGAGTTCGCCGACAAGCACGGCATCGTGATCGTGTCGAACATGGAGAACGCGGTCAAAGCGTTCAAGCAGATGGCCAAAGGCAAGAAGCCCGAAGCCAGCATCCCATCCATGCTCTGGCCGTCAGCGTTCAGCGCCTAATGATCGCCCGAAGGGGAGCCGGTGTAGTCAGTCCTACCGGCTCCCCCGACGGTCAATCGGAGCGGTCAACGTGAGCCAGAAGATTCGATGCAACGTGTACAGCGCGGCAAGTGCACCAGACTGTCGCCAACTCAGATCCCAGTCGATAGCCCCGCTGTTCGACAAAACTCGTGACGCTGCCCAGAAGGTAAACGACGTCGCGAGCAGTGTGAACGCGAAAACCATGAACGCGTTCGAACGCGGAACGTCAGAATGGGAAGTTGCCGACACCGACACGCTCCTCGACCCGATCAGCCACAATCTGGTGGATCCGCTGCCTCGACAAACCGACAGAATCAGCGATTTGTTGGAGCGACTCGCCGGCCGCACGTCGAGCCATAATTCGAGAATTTCGCTCTTTGTTAGTTCGTGGGCCCGGCTTCAGCGGCCCCCACTGCCATCCGGGAACCTGTTCGAGGGCGGCCACCCGGTCTGCAGGAAGTTTGCCGGCCCGCTGCCGCTGACGGATGTAACCGACCCAAGCGCCAAGGCGGACTTCGCGGCCGTCAACGATCTCGATGTGCAACGCGGGAACATCGGGGCTGCCCACCCGCTGCGAGTACTGGACGAGCGCGGTCACGTACATGAGGAATCTGTCTGTGTTGTTCATGAGATGTACAATAATGGCAGCGAGAGTAAAAAACGCCGGCGATTACAAAAAGTTATCTCAACTATCGACGGTGGTGGAAAGGGCCGCTCATGACGGACGAAAATCAGGAATGGCCAACCGAACAAGACATGGTTGCATACCTGATGTCGCTGCCGGCGGACGCGCAAGCAAAACTCGCGAATATTATGGAAACTTGGAAAACCGAGATGCTCGCCGCCACGGATCACGAACAGGCGGAGTTACTCTTTTGCGGCGCAGACGGAGAAAAAGTCATAAAATGCTTGCACTACCGGGCGGACGTCCTCGGCGGCGAAGAAGGACCCATCTTGTTACCGTCGAGTAACCCAAAAGTTGTCGTAGGCGCCGTATCAGACGAACTCATTATCCGAAAAGTCGCCGAATACAACGACTTGTACCCGGACCAACTCACGCGGGAACGCCGCTGGGAAATGTACCTGAACTCCCTCGCTGTC